GTTGATGAGATGATGGAGTTTGCAAGACAATCACAACACCCAAGAAGCTACGAGGTCCTGTCTACACTGCTTAAAACGCTGACAGACGCCAATAAAGACCTGTTACATCTATCCAAGACAAGAAAAGAATTAACAAAAACAGACGATCAACCCCAAACCGTGAATCAAAATCTGTTCGTAGGATCTACAGCAGAACTACAAAAATTATTAAAGGGTTCAGATGAGAAATCTTGAAAGTTATCTTGGTAACTCTAATCTAAAAAGAGCCAATGCTCAAATAGAATACACAAAAGAACAAATAGGAGAATATCTTAAATGTTCTAAAGATCCTGTGTATTTTATGCATAAATATGTCCGCATTGTTAATATTGATAAAGGCCTTGTTCCTTTTGAGTTATATCCTTTTCAAGAAAACATTGTTGATCTTGTCACTACAGAAAGATTTGTAATCTGTAAGATGCCAAGACAGTCTGGAAAGACAACAACTGTAGCAGCTACATTGTTATGGTATGTGCTTTTCAATGAAAATTATAATGTTGCTATTCTTGCTAACAAGATGCAACAAGCGAGAGAAATTTTATCAAGAATCCAACTTGCATATGAACATTTGCCAAAGTGGCTACAACAAGGTGTACTAGAATGGAACAAAGGGAATATAGAACTAGAGAATGGCTCAAAAATCTTGGCTTCTGCCACCAGTTCATCGGCTATTCGTGGTGGATCGTTCAATCTGATTTATCTAGATGAGTTTGCTTTTGTTCCTGGTAACATGCAAGCTGAGTTTTTTGCTTCAGTGTATCCTACAATATCTTCTGGTCAAACATCAAAGGTGTTGATTACTTCAACTCCTAATGGAATGAATATGTTTTATAAGATATGGGTTGACAGTGAAGAAGGCAGAAACAACTATCGAAGAATAGATGTTCATTGGTCCGATGTTCCAGGTAGAGATGAGATTTGGAAAGAAGAAACTATAAGAAACACTTCTGAAGATCAATTTAAAGTAGAGTTTGAATGTGAGTTTATTGGATCAGCTAACACTCTTATTGATGCAAACAAACTAAGAGCTTTAGTATACAAGAATCCTATTGAGTCTGTCAACGGTTTAAAAATATATGAAATGCCTGAACCAGAAAAAAGTTATGTAATAACTGTTGACACTTCAAGAGGAAAAGGGTTAGATTATTCAGCTTTCATAGTATTTGATGTATCACAGGTTCCATATAAAGCTGTTTGTGTTTATAGAAGCAATACAATTGATCCGTTAATGTATCCTGAAATTATTGTTGGTACAGGAACAAAATATAATAATGCTATCCTGTTGGTTGAAACAAATGATATTGGTCAGCAAATTGCTGATATTATACATTGGGATCTTGAATATGAGGGCATGTTGACAGTTAACAATTCTGGAAGAGGAGGACAAACGCTATCTTCTGGATTTGGAGGCAAAACACAACATTTTGGTATAAGAACAACCAAATCAACAAAAAGAATTGGTTGTGCTTCGTTAAAAACTATAGTAGAATCAGATAAGCTGATTATAACTGACTTTGATCTTATTGATGAATTGGTTAATTTTGTAGCAAAAGGTACATCTTATCAGGCAGATGAAGGGCATCATGATGATCTTGTAATGTGTTGTGTAATGTTTGGTTGGCTTATAAACCAGGATTATTTCAAAGAAGTGACAAATATAAATAAGGAATGTTCTGTATGAGGACAACCTTAAATCAATTGAAGACAGTCTATTACCCTTTGGACTTATAGATGATGGTAGAGATAATATTTTAGAAGAAGAAAACGGATTCCTGGTGAATCCAACGCATAGAATGTCTGATTTTTGAAAAAACATAAATATATTTACAAGAGCATTGTAGATAATCTAAAAGGAGATATGAGATGCCATTTCAAGTAAGTCCAGGCGTCAATGTCAGCGAAATAGACCTTACTACAGTTGTTCCTGCTGTATCAACTACAACAGGTGCAATTGCTGCAGGTTTTCAGTGGGGTCCTGTTGAAGAACCTGTCCTTGTTTCAAGTCAAACTGAACTAGTCGACAGATTTAGAAAGCCTTCAAACAATTACTTCGAAGGATTTTTCACAGCTTCAAACTTCTTGTCATACGGCAACGCGCTGTATGTAACAAGAGGTGTTTCAAACGCTGCGTATAACGCTATCACTAACGATTATAGTGATAACACTACACAAATTAAAAATTCAGATGCATATGATGTCACTAGCACCGGTGCAGCTGCTAACACAGAATTTATTGCTAAGTATCCTGGTGCTTTGGGTAACTCACTAAAGATTAGTGTTTGTTCCTCTTCAAACCAGTACAGTAAAGTAATCAACACAACATCAATTGATGCACAAGCAAGTATTTCATCTAACTCATTTTCAGCTAACATTGCTGCAGGAGCAAACACACTTGTTCTTACGGTTGTTACTAGTGAATCTCTTGGCTTTGAACAAGCCAACGCTGGTATCGAAAATGTTCTTGCTGATATCCAAGTTGGTGAATACATTAAAATTGGTAACAGCTCAATTGGTACACAATATCTTAAAGTGAAGTCAGTTGGTTCTGCTTCTATTTCTTCAAACGCAACCAATGATATTGCAACTGCAAACATTGAGTTTGAATCTAAGAATACTCTTGGTGTTGCATCAGATCAATCAGATGTAACAAGATATTGGGAGTTCTACGATAGAGTAAGCGGAGCACCTAAGAGATCACAACATCTTGCAACAAGAAATGCAAACACGTCTATTAACGATGGGTTGCATGTTGTAGTTGTTGACCAAGATGGTGATATCACAGGTTCAGCTGATCAGGTACTTGAAGTATTTGAAAACTTGTCAAGATGTACAGACGCTAAAACAGAAGTAGGAGCCGATAACTTCTACAAAACTGTTCTTAGAGATAGGTCTGACTGGGTTTGGTACGGTTCAGAAACATCTGCCTTATCTGGTAAATCAACAACAGCAGCCTTAACAACTACAAACGTAACAGTAGAAAATGCAGAGAATCTATCCTTTGTTGCTGGTACGGATGGGGCTGCGGAGTCAAGTTCAGATATCCTCGGTGGTATTCAGCTTGCTCTTGACAAATACAAAAACAAAGAAGAGATTGATATTTCAATAGTAATGGCTGGTAAGACTCTGGGTGGTACTAATGGTACTCAGATTGCTAACTACATTATTGACAATATCACATCATCAAGAAAAGACTGCGTCGCATGTGTTTCACCTGAATACTCAGATGTTGTAAGTACATCAACAATTGATAGAGGCGGAAACATTGTAGACTTTAGAAATAGCTTGTCAAGCACATCATATGCAATCTTGGATTCTGGATACAAATATCAGTACGATAAGTTCAGTGATGTATACAGATGGATTCCTCTCAATGGTGACATTGGTGGAACAATTGCTAGAACAGATCTTGATAGAGACTTCTTCTTCTCGCCAGCTGGCTTGCAGAGAGGATCAATCAAGAATGTTATCAAACTAGCATGGAATCCAGACAAAGCTGATAGAGATCTTTTATATCAAAACGACATCAACCCTGTTGTTACCTTCCCAGGTTCAGGTGTGATTCTATTTGGTGATAAGACTTTATTAGGTCGACCAAGCGCGTTTGATAGAATCAATGTGCGTAGATTGTTTATCACTCTTGAAAAAGCAATTGAAAGAGCAGCACAGAGCTTGTTGTTTGAATTCAACGACGAATTTACAAGATCACAATTCAAGAATATTGTAGAACCATTCCTTAGAGATATCCAAGGTAGACGAGGTATCTACGATTTCAAGGTAGTTTGTGACGAGACAAACAACACAGGGTCAGTGATTGATAGAAATGAGTTTGTTGGAGACATTTTCATCAAACCAGCTAGATCAATTAATTTCATTCAATTGAACTTTGTAGCTGTACGTACGGGTGTAGAGTTTAGCGAAGTCGTCGGATCGGTTTAAGGAGGTAAATAATGGCTTTCAATATTAATGAAATCAAATCTCAACTGATCTTTGGTGGGGCTCGTAACTCTCTATTCCAAGTACAGATTACAAACCCTGCTAATGGAACAGGAGATCTTAAAGTTCCGTTCATGGTAAAAGCTGCTCAGATTCCTGCAGCAACACTTGGAGTTATCGAAGTACCATACTTTGGTAGAAAAGTGAGAATTGCAGGAGACAGAACTTTTGCAGAATGGACAGTCACAGTCATCAACGATGAAGACTTTCTCATCCGCAACGCGATGGAAGAGTGGTCAAATCAAATCAATGGCTTTGAAAACAACCTAAGACAGTTTGGTGCAGCGTCACCAGCACTGTACAAATCAACAGCGACAGTACAACAGTTCTCCAAGACTGGTATTGGCCTAAGAACATATCAATTTAATGGTATCTTCCCAATTGAAGTATCACCAATTGATGTAGGATGGGAAGCTGTTGATGCAATTGAAGAATTCACCGTCACGTTTGCCTATGATTCATGGGAAGTAATTGGAGGTACTACAGGCAACGCGGGTGGAGCGTAAAGTTAATTATTTGAAAGGCGAATATTATGGCTAGACTGTTTGGGTTTGAAATCAAAAGACTCGCAGATCAAAAAGACGATGCACCAGCATCATTCGTTCCACCAGCGAATGATGAGGGTGCTACCGTCGTTGCTGAAGGTGGTATGTTTGGTACCTACGTTGATTTAGAAGGTACTGCAAGAACAGAAGCTGAGCTAGTTACAAAATATAGAGAGATGGCACTTCAACCAGAAGTTGAAGAAGCTGTTGGAGATATTGTTAACGAAGCTATTGTAGGTGATGAAGATGATATTGTCAACATTGAACTTGATAAACTTGAAGAAATGTCTGACAATCTCAAAGAAAGAATCCGCGAAGAGTTCAAAGAGGTTCTTTCGCTTCTAGAATTTTCTCAAAGAGGTTATGATATATTCCGTCGTTGGTATATTGATGGTAGACTTTACTATCATGTTATCATAGATGAGAAGAATGTACGTGCTGGTATCAAAGAGCTTAGATATGTTGATCCTCGCAAAATTAAAAAGATTAAAGAAATAAAAAAGAAGAGAGTAAAGGACTCTCAGATTGCTGTAACGACTGTTAAAAACGAATATTATATTTACAATGAAAAAGGTTTCTTAGCAAAAAGTACATATTCTGGTGCATCTGGCACATCAGCACCAGGACAAAAAGGTTTGAAAATTGCTAAAGATAGTATTGTGCATTGTGTGTCTGGTCTTATGGATCAGAACAATCAAATGGTTCTATCCTATCTTCATAAAGCAATTAAACCTCTCAATCAACTAAGAACATTAGAAGACGCATCTGTAATCTATAGAATTTCAAGAGCACCAGAACGTCGTATCTTTTATATTGATGTTGGAAATCTTCCAAAGATGAAAGCAGAACAATATCTTAGAGATATGATGGTGAAACATAAGAATAGATTAGTTTATGATGCTAACACTGGCGAAATTAGAGATGATCGTAAACATATGACTATGCTAGAAGACTTTTGGCTTCCTCGTAGAGAGGGTGGGAGAGGTACTGAGATCACAACTCTTCCAGGTGGTCAAAATCTTGGAGAAATGGAAGATGTAGAATATTTCCAGAGAAAATTGTATAAGTCATTGAATGTTCCTATCTCAAGATTAGATCCTGAAACAGGATTTTCACTAGGAAGAGCCTCAGAAATAAGTAGAGATGAATTAAAGTTTTCAAGATTCATTGATAGACTTAGATCAAAGTTTGCTACACAATTGTTCAACTATGCGCTTGAAAAACAGCTTGTGTTAAAGAATGTTATGTCTATTGA